AAGAGCATTATCAACCAGATTCAGAGGTTGATGATGCTATTGTAGAAGCAAAGGCTGGAACTTTCCACACCAGTGGGACTGCGGGAGAAAAGATTCTCGGGTGTCCTTTCAAGTATGCTGAAATCCCAGACCTCTATGGTAAGCCACTAAAGATTCTATGTATGGGTGGAGCAGAGAAGGTTTGCAGGGAAAGTTATGGAAATCTGCCTGGAGGAAAGTGTAGCCCACAAAAAAAGAAGTTTCTTGACTTCTTCCGTGAAAATAGAATTGAGTATATTGGAGCATCTGATATTCTCAGGTCGCTTAGTTCGTAATCAGAACCTCATTCGTTCGAGCATCTGGTTCTTTGGAGTGAATGGCCCTTCTACAACTTATTATTTTTGTAGTATATGATGGCGATGGAAAGGCGTCCTTTACCAATTTCACTTCCGCATTACTCATTAACATCTTCACATTTCTTGCCTTCATATCAGTACAGAGTTTGAAGAGCATTTTATGATTATCCAAATTGAAGCCATCAGATGTATAGGAGACAAACGATGTATCATTTTCAGGAGCGTATGGTGGGTCAAGATACACGAAATCGCCAGAAACAACTTTGGTTAAAGAATCACTAAATGAGCAGTTAGTGAATACTACATCTTTCACCAATGTTGAAACCGATTTGATATGCTCTTCATCAAGGATAGAAGGATTCTTGTAGTTTCCAAATGGAACGTTGAAGCCCTTTGGTCCTTCACGATATACGCCACGAAAGCATGTCTTATTCATAAAGAGTAGCATAGCAGATGCAGTTAATGAGGTGCGTTCCTCTTTCGATAATGTGTTGAATCTTGACCTAATCCAGAAGTAGTATGATTCTGGTGATGTAAGAGCCTCTTCAATAGTAGATGCCTTACGATTTACTTCTGTTCCCTTACATTTAGCAAACTCGTCTGATAGTTTCTTTACTTCTATAATCAGACCATCTGGATTTGATTGAACATTCTTATAGAGACCAATCAGATTTGAATTCAAATCACTTGCGTATATTTTTCCAGAAACTTTGATTGATCCATTGTTCTTGTGTGAAAGAAGTGCAAGAAGAACGCTTCCTCCTCCTAAGAAAGGCTCGTGGTAGTTATTCATCTCTTTTGGAAAGAGGGCAATCACATCATTGATAATCTGTGTCTTACCCCCAACCCATTTCATAAAGGGCTTGATGATTTCCATTTCAGTGGGTTGAGTGGTAGGGTTGATGACTGCCTCAATTTTAGGCACGACTACATTCGTTTTTGCTAATGCCTCTTGAACCTTTTTCTCTACAAGTTTTTCAATAACATCATTCTTCTTACAAGGACGCTTTCTTGCCTTATGAGAATCGTAATGACCCTTCTGCATAAATACCTTATCACAAGTGTCGCAAGTGTAGGCAACCATTTCGTTATATATTAGACGCATAAAATGTTTAAGCCGTTTAACGCTTTTTAACCAATCCGTTTTGTTGGATCCGGAGGCTCAATTTTTATAAACCTTTGGTGTTCGCCTTCTCGTCTTTCTTGTTTTGAAGAGTATTTCGCTACGAAATGCGTGGAGGAAGTAGTTATTGTAGTTCTGTTCCTTGACCTTTGCGATACTCTTCTCAACTACCTTTTTGATGTCGGTGAATGATATTGGCGACTCTTTCTTCAGGTAGTGTTTCATCTGGCTAAAATACTGCTCTATAGGATTGGATCCTGCTTAATTTTTACCTATGCCTCGCGGTAAACAACCGACTTTCACAGACGAGGCCACTAATAAACAAATGCCCCGCGAAACACTCCCTGTTCTTGAGGACGATGGAACTGTGATTGATTATCTTGAAGAGGATTCTGAAATTCCCAACCAGCGTTATTCTATTATCTCATTTCTCTCTCCCGAGAAGACGATTAAGCAGAAGGAGGAGTTTTTTAATGAGAAGTTTATTGAGTGGCTAGACTATGACTGGAAGATTAAGGGAATGGAGCATTTCATGGCTTTTCTTTCGAAGAAGTATTCTGTCAAGGTAGATGATCTAATGGCTGATGCACAAGAGTTTACCAAGGTTCACAATGAGGCGATTAAGAAGACTGATATTCACGAGCAGTATCAGGTGTTCCTTCTTAAGAAGGAGAAGGAACTTGAGAATGAGTTTAGCGAGAAGGTCGGATTTCGCACGAATGTTCGTGGTGTAAAGATTCGTCGTATTTTTGCAAATCTTGATGAGTGTCAGCAATACGCAAAGGTAATGCAGCGTAAGTATCCTCGTGATAATCTTTATATTGGCAAGGTTGGATGCTGGCTACCTTGGGACCCCTCTGAGCACATGATGCCTGAGGTTGAGTATGCTGAGAAGGAGCTCAATGAGCTCATGCGCAAGTATAAGGAGAATGAGGTGAATCGCGACATCTTCTTTGAAGAAGAGAAGGCTCAGAAGATTGAGAACCAGAAGAAGGAGAATGCTGCCCGCAAGCAGAAGAATCTTGAGGATGCTGCTAAGGCTGATTCTGGTGTTGCTACTATCGAAGACCTAACTCAGCAGTTCGATACACCTCTTCACCCATCAGAGGGAGCTATTCGTGATGCGTAAAGTCTGTGAGTAAAATACAAATGGATGTGGAAGGAAGCCGTCGACGAAAGCCAAGTGCTAAGGGAGCAGAATATGCGGCAGCTCTACAGGCTAAAAAGACCGCAGCTTTAGCTCGTATTGAAGCTAAGAAGCAGGCAGCAAAAAATAAGAAGGAGGTAGATGAGCTAGCTGATCTATTTTCAAAAGTAAATATGGCAGATAGTGATGAGGATGTAGATGCTTTAACTGCTAAATTGTCTAAAATGGGTGGACGTAAAACTCGTAAACGTAAGTCCAAAAAGGCTCGTAAAACGCGTAAGCACTAAGGCTTATCACCAACTTTTTTAACCTTTACCCATGGATCACTCGCTTTGCGTTTCATCTTTTCTGGGTCATATGATTCTCCGGCTAATAGTGCGCTTGTAAAGGGTTTATTATCTGCCCAGAGTGAATCATCGCATAATTTGAATGGAGGATGTTCTTGAGCTTTATACCAGAATACCTGATCTTCTAAACGATTGGACTGAATACCATTGCAGACGACTAGACATTCGTAGTTCTCTGTGCATTGGTCCATAAATTGACAAAACATTTGAAATGTAGGAAACATACCTGCATAGTTATCGTAAATACGTTTACGATTTCCAATAACGTTCTCGCGAAGAATAAATACAAAATCAATATTCGTTCTCAAGTTTGGCGGCACACCTAGAGGATATTGCATAGTGATAAGTGTTGCTAAATCAATGTGACGTCCATTCATAAAAACATATCGTGTAGATTCTTCATTCATCCATGTTTTATCGTATAGACAGTCATCAAGAATAAGAAATGCACGAGGGTCTACACTAGAATTACCGCCTCTTCTATTTTCCTGATTTCTTGATTGTTTTACTGCCATTTGCCTCTTAATAGCTCCACTCACTACCGACGCATTATACTTTTCATGAATTAGCTTAGCAGGAACTAAATCTTGAAAGAAAGGACTCGCTACTTCAGACCCAGAGATTACTGTTCCAATTGGAAAGCAATCTCTTGTGTTAGCTAAAATATCTTTAACTAAGAAAGATTTACCGGTATCACGCTTGCCAATTAAAACAATCATTGGTGCTTTTTTAGAATCAAGCGCACACCGTTCTCGTATCATCTCGATACTGAACTTCTTAATGTTGAAGTTCATCTTAATATTATCGCGTGAAGTTTTTGATTATGCTTTAACTCATTTCTATAATATGGTAAAGCGCAAGCAGACATCAAATGGAGAACTTAGACATTCTCCCATTCCTCTCACGATTCATAAGTATAATATTTCTGCATTAGAGGGTGCTCTAACGCATTGGAATATTCAAAATATTCAGCCATATTTTCCTCCTATTGAAAAGCTATTTAAATCTTCGGAATTAGAAGGACTATCATTGTATGGAATTAAGTTTACAGATGAGATTTCTGCAATTCTTGATGAATCTAAAATTAGAACGATTAATGGAAATGTGATTGATATTCATCGCAAGACCACCATGCTAGTATCGCCCTATAAGTGGATGCGAGGTGAATATGGTAGCACTCTTGGTCTTCCTTCTTCTTTTGAACAGGCTACTTCTGCGATGCAAAAAATACAGAGTCCAAATAATGCTGCATATGTTGGTGCTATCATAAGTAGTGTTCTTTCACAGTCAGGATGCCATCATTTTCCAAAAGTATATGGTGTATTTACTGGAACCACGAGAAAACATACAATTGATATTTCGGACGATTATGGTGAGCTTTGTGACCGTAGTTGGTTCTCTCAAAATATTGGAAAGATGTTTGATATAAAGCTTTCCGATGAGATTCAAGAGTCTTCTGAATTTAGGCATACTCGTACAACTCGAGTAGCAATTCAACTTGGTGAAGCAGTCGATCTAGGAGAAGTTGAAGAGCTTGACACTGTAGCAGTTGAGAACGATGTTCAGATGGGAGATCTAACCAAAGTTCTTCACGATAATGAAGATGTAGATGATGATGATTCCGACTCGTCATCAGTTTCTACATCTTATGTGTTTGGAGTGCGATCTTGTGACTGTAAAGAGGATGATTCTGATAATGAAGAAGATGATGATAGTTATGATCCATTTGCATGGGCTACATTTAAGGATGTTCCAGTGCAGACAACTCTTATGGAAAAATGCGAGGGGACACTTTATGAACTTATGATGATCAATCCGCAAACAGAAAAGCATCTAGCGTGGATTTCTCAGGTAATTTTTGCACTTGCATATGCTCAGCGTAACTTTGGATTGACGCATAATGATCTTCATGCAAATAATGTTATGTATGTTTCTACATCAACTGAGTTTTATTATTATAATTGTGGTGGTTCTCTCTATCGTGTGCCAACATATGGATACACTATTAAGATTATTGACTTTGAGAGAGGAATTGCTTCGGTAAAGATTGTGGGAATGAAAGAGCCAAAGTTATTTATCAGTGACCATTTTTGTGTAGAAGAAGAAGCAGGTG